TGTATTTACAAAGAAAGCAGTAGATCAAATTGGTGTAGAAACACTTGAAGAAATGATGAAGGACGCAGAATCCGAGTACGACGCGTCTAGACAAGATATGGCAGTTGGTGGAATCATGAATGACCCAACACAAGATGAAAAAGCTGTACTGCCAGACGAAGCTATGAGTGATGATGAGATTGAAGAGCAGATGCTCGATTCTAATCGCATTCCTAGCTTAATGCGACGATAAGGCTACCTAAAAACTTTTAGCCCCTTATCACAACAATAACCTTAAGGCCACCTTGTAATATCAAGACCCTAGAATTACTTCTAGCCACCTTGTAAACAAACAAGCCCCGAAAAGGAGTAAGACATGACTGAAGCACACGAACCAGAAGCTAATCCATACAATGCAACTAAATCTTGGCACGAGGAGCCAGAAGCATCTAACGGATCAGCAGAGAGTCTATTTTTTGAAGAAGAAAGTTCTGATGAGGCTACCCAAAATACGGCCCCTCAAAAACAAAAAGGAACTAACTATAAGAAAAGGTATGACGATCTAAAACGACATTACGATGAAAGGATTTCAGAATTTAAACAAAAAGAGCAAGAACTGTTAGCGCAAGCACAGTCAGCTCAGCCAGCTTACGAGCCGCCTAAGTCGGAAGAAGAGTTGGAGCAGTTTAGAACTCAGTATCCTGATTTGTATGAAACTGTAGAGTCTGTTGCACATCTACGAAGTCAAAAAGAAGTACAGGCACTTCAACAAAAGATGCAAGCCATCGAAGAGCGAGAAGCAATGATCTCTCGACGTGAAGCTGAAACTAAGTTGCGAGACCGCCATCCTGACTTTGAAGATATTCGTGGCGACGAAGGGTTTCATAATTGGGCAAAAGAACAACCACAAGAAATTCAAGGTTGGATTTATAATAACCCAGATAATGTCAGTTTAGCAAGTCGTGCTATAGATATCTATAAAATGGAAATGGGCGTAAATGTAAATAGCCCTAAAACTCAGTCAAGTCAAAGAATGTCTAGAAAAGACGCTGCAAGTTTAGTATCTACAAAGACTACAAGTGTAGACACTAAGCAGCCAAAAATCTGGACAACTCGGGAAATAGCTGCCCTATCTATGGACGACTATGATCGACTTGAAAAAGAAATTGATCAAGCCGCCCAAGAAGGCAGAGTAATTAAATAACTTTGTTTTTAAGGAGTCAATATAATGGCTAGTAATACATCCGATCAGTATTTTGCTCAATCATCGGGGAGCAACTTTTCAGGCAACAACTTCATGCCAGAACTCTATTCCAAGAAGGTTCTTAACTTCTTTCGGAAAGCGTCTGTAGCAGAAGCAATTACAAACACTGACTATGCTGGTGAGATCTCTGCATTTGGTGATTCAGTTAAAATTATCAAAGAGCCAGTAATCACTGTCGATCAATATGAGCGTGGTGGTGCTGTAACTGCAACAACTTTGACTGACAACGAAGTAACTCTTGTTGTTGATACGGCGAACGCATTCAAGTTCATCGTAGACGACATCGAGTCTTCAATGTCTCACGTCAACTTTAAGGAAGTTGCTTCATCTTCAGCTGCTTACGCATTGCGTGATGCATTCGACACAGGCGTAATCGCTAAGTTGTTTGCAGGCGTTTCTGCGTCATCTCCAAACCACATCCTTGGTTCGGACAGTGCAACTGATCTTGCAGACATCGGCTATGCTTCTGGCGAGCACGATCCAATTGATGTTCTTTCACACATGGCACGTCTTCTTGACGAGCAAAATGTTCCTGAAGAAGGTCGTTGGTTCCTTGCTAATCCAGAGTTCTACGAGCAGCTTGTACAGACTAGCTCTAAGCTCATGAGCGTTGATTTTAACGCTGGTCAGGGTTCAATCCGTAACGGTCTCGTATCTTCTGGTAAGTTGCGTGGCTTTGACATGTACAAGACTAACAACATTGCAGCTACTTCTAATGCAGCTGGTAAGTGTATTGCTGGTCACATTTCATCTACTTGTACTGCACAGACTATCATCAACACTGAAGTAGTCCGTGATACTGCAAGCTTTGGTGACATTGTACGTGGTCTTCACGTCTACGGAGCTAAAGTACTTCGTCCTGAAGCACTTGTCTCTGCCTTCTACGGCATCGACTAAAGCGGAGTGGGGGATGAAATACTCCCCCTTTTCTATTATGCCACAGATTGGAACAGAAGCAAATCCTATTCGAATGGGTTCCGGCAAGATTAAGTTACGAGGCCGATACTTAAAAAACGAAGATAAGAAAAAATACGACGATAACTATGATCGTATTTTTGGGAGAAAAAAAGATGCATTGCGGGACAAAACGTAAAAAGAAAATGAATGGCGGTCGAATGGCTTACGGAAAAGGTAAGCGTGTGTCATATGAAAAAGGCGGCAAAGCCATGAAGGATGCGATGCGTCCTTGTATGCCAAACTAATATGAAAGTCAAAGCTCCCGAAGGCTATCATTGGATGAAAAAGGGCAAAGAACATAAGCTCATGAAAGATCCTAAAGATGGCTACAAACCCCACAAAGGTGCTTAAAAGGAAGCTAACTTTGAAATTCAAAAGGTTCATAAAAAATAATGGCTGCTACTTATCTTGAAATTACAAACGAGTTGTTGCGAGAGTTGAATGAAGTAGCTCTTACATCTTCGACGTTTGCTGGGGCTATTGGGGTTCAGCAACATATCAAAGACTGTGTAAACAGAGCATACCTTGATATTGTTAATGAAGAACCTCAATGGCCTTTTCTTGCTGTAGATACAAGCGGTTCTACAGATCCTTTTTATGGTAATACTTATGTAGAAACTGTAGCAGGTACTCGTTGGTATTTACTAAAGCCTACATCGTCTAGTTTGACAACTGACTATGGCTATGTTGATTGGGATAATTTTTACTTAACAACGATTGGTGTAGATGGTGAGTCTGCGCCCTATGTTAGTAAAAACCTTAAGTTTACAACTACAGAAGAATGGAAAGACTTTGTACGCACATCAGAAAATCAAGATGATGCAGATACTCAGAATCATGGTGAGTCTCGCAAAGTTATCATTAGCCCAGACAATCGTAAGTTTGGTCTAAGCCCTATTCCAGATAAAGTTTATCGTGTTTATTTCTTTGCATATAACTTGCCAACAGAACTAAGCGCACACGGGGATGAGATTGTATTCCCAAATATTTACAAGCCTGTATTGCTTGCTAGAGCTAGATACTATATTCATCAGTTTAAAGAAAGCTCGCAAGCTGCAGCATTTGCATTAGAAGACTATAAGCGTGGCCTAAAGCTCATGAAAGGAAACCTCATGAGTTCTACGCCTGACTATATGAAAACTGACCGTGTGAGGTTTGTATAAATGTCTCAGCCCTTTGGCGTTTCATGTAGAGGTGGTCTAAACACTAACCTCAATCAGCTTGAAATGCTTCGACAGCCCGGACTTGCTACACGCCTTAGAAACTTTGAGGTAGATCCTGATGGTGGCTATCGACGTATTAACGGCTTTACGCAATATGGTGATACACGTCCCAATACTGATAATGACATTCTTGGGATTTTTGTGTATGGTGATGGCGTGGTTGTCTGTTCAGGTACTGATATACATTTTAGTCTTGATGGCTCAACATGGATACAAATTAATAAAAGCAGTGTGGCTAATGGTGGTGATGATTATACCACTTTTACGAGTCGCAGTGCCTTAACACGTACAGGCCAAGGACAATGCTCGTTTGCATTCTTTGAAGGTGCGACATTCGACTACGGTGAGTTGATCATTGCAGACGGTGCTAACAAGCTTTATTCGTTCCGTATGGAAGGCACTGGCGCACTAACGACTCGAACATTCTTTGCATACGAAATTACAGTAGATGGTACTAACGGCGTAAAATACATAACTAATCATGATCACCATCTTATTGCAGCAGGCGTAGAAAATAATTTAAATACAGTTTATTATAGTGTTTATAATGATCCTGATAACTTTACGGGCACTGGCGCTGGATCAGTAGTTATATCAGATCAGATTCAAGGCATTCGCGGATTCCGTACTGATTTGATTGTTTTTGCTAAAAATAGCATCCATAAACTTATAAATATTAATGATCCTAATAATATACGCATTGACCCTATTACAGAAAACGTAGGCTGTTTATCAGGATATAGCATTCAAGAAATTGGTGGTGACCTACTGTTTTTAAGTCCTGACGGTATTCGTACTATTGCTGGTACAGCACGTATTGGTGACGTTGAGTTGAGTTCTGTGTCTCGACAGATTCAAAGTGTTATTGGAG